GGAGTAGGTGAAGAGCCTGCTCCCTCTTTTTGTAGGACCGGGCCGCTCACGCGCTGACACCCTTTAACCGCTTCCTACAGCGGGTAACGTTCCACGAAGTTAAGTGGAGCCATCATCTTAAGAAAATGAGACCATGAAAAGGGGGGCTTGTGGCCCCCCTTCTTTTTTAGGATTCCTAAACAAAGAGCTTTACGTCCTGAGTAGAAATCGCTATGTTGTCGACGTGGGGATTCACGCTCCCCCGTCATGAGAAGTAAGTGGACGGAGCCGGGGGTGGTGCCCCGGCTTTTTCATGCAAGCTTAGTATAAGGTACTCCGCGATACACGAGGAACACTTTGTGTGCATTGGCGATAGCAGCAGCTTTCTTCTGCTTCGCCTGAATGAGAGCGAGAACGTTCATGGTTTGATCCAAGGGAACGGCCCCCGTTGCATGGCCGTTTTACATGCACCCTCAGCGACGAGGGTCAACGTACTTTCAGTATAAACAAATACAAGACAAGGGAGGCAAGGTTGCCCCTGCCTCCCTTCCCCTGTTTGCCATCGGTGAAATGGCCCCGATAGGGGGGTCTTCAATTCCCCCTATTGGTGAGATGAGAGTCCCCTGAAGACTCTCAAGCCTCCCAGCGCTAGGAGGGCATTCCGTCCCCTTCCAGCGCTAGAAGGGTGTCGTGAATGCCTCAAAACTATAACTTATTTTCGTTCTGTCCAGTAGATGACAGCGCCTTGACTTTCAAGGTCGCGGCGGACATACTTTGCTTCCCATAGCTCCACCCAACGCTCGTAGTGCTGGCCATTGAGCTTGTAGCGGAGGTAAACCACTGTTTCAGCAATCGTACATGCGGCATTCCGGCTGCCAGGGGCCTTCTTTGTCGCAGAAGCGCTCCCAGTAGTTTTCTCGCTGGAACTGTGCAGAAGCAGCCATGTAGATGGCATCAGCCTCCTGGGCTTGGAGGGAGTTCTCACCGAAGATCATGACCATGTCAGTGAGGTTTTCGGACGCTTCAATGAGTTTCCTGATCAAGCGTTGAAGATGATCCTTGTCCATGGTTAACTGGTTTGCAATTAACCCTAGTCAGGATCTACTTCAACGATTCCCTTTTTGAGCATATGCTCAAGTTTCTGCAGTTTTGGCAATAGTCGAGGCTTGTACAAATGTTCTGCATTAAGAAGTTGCAAAGCCGTTTGATTATTCACCTTAAGAAGGGCAACTAGAAACTTCGCCTCTTCGTAAGTGAGCTGCAGATTTTCCACTGTGTCATTGAACATTGAAATTCTCTTTAATGCTAGAGGAATTGCTCCAGCCAGTTGATGTCGTCTTCTTTATTTGCAGCAAAGATAGCTGCTGCCATGGCAAAAGCATGGTCGTCAATGCCGGTTTGCTTGCCGCCGCTAACGGTCCACTGACCACCTGCCTTATAGGTGACGGTGAGGTTTTTGATTTCGTTGAGAGCCTTCTCGTGGTTGTAGATGTTGATATGGCCAGCGTTAAATAGCTCACGCATCTTGGAGAAGGCTTTCACTTTGGAGCTGATGGTCCATGTCAGCTCTTCGATGGGCAGCTCCCCAGCAAGGCTTTGGATGGTGCCAGCGCTGTTGTATTGGTCCATCACGATCTTGTCAAAGATGTAGAGGCTGTGGTGCTCCTTAATCCAGTCCTCAACCATGCTGATATTCACTTCTTTCCTTCCATTGATTTCAAAATCAGCAGCGAAGGTATGAAATTTGTCGACTACGAGGGTTGGCCCCTCAAAATGAACGATACAAGCGGTGTAATTATCCCTTCCAACGCCACCACGAGCCGGGTCAAGAGCCAAGACGTAGCTGCCTTGAAAGCTGGGCCGTGGAGGCAGGGACAAGCGTTTTTCATCAACGCAAGCATCAACAACATCACTATTGATCAGGGCTGAGAGGTTGGTGGCGAACTGAGCGCCATATTCCACCTTGAACTTGTCTGGATCGCGTTCGCGTTCCATTTCAAGGAATTCACGGCTGATCGTGGGATTCATCTCCCACGTTGGGAGGTTTACAGCCTGCAAGTAGGGAAACCGCCCAGAGGCGGCTTCCTTGAAGTGCTGATAGAACAGGCCGTCAGTCAGCCATGGTGAGGACAGCTCCAGGATCTTGCCATGGCCACCGAACTGAGCTACTGCTGGCGAAAGTGCGTCGTAAATGCCCTTGCCACCGCTGTTCGCATCTCCATCCACTGCAAACGCAAGCTCATCGAACACACAAGCACAACAAGCGAGGCCACGAGCCGCTCGTCCCGAAGTGGGGATCGCTTTGAAGACACAGCCATTGGACATCTCTAGCTGGTCAGCAGTCTCGCGCACAATCTCTTGCGCGAACGGACTGTCAAGGATTAGTTGACGAATGTTATTAAGAGCAATGCGACTCTGATCTTGACTGTTGGCAACAGTAAGCACATACCAGCGTTCGCCTTTTCTTACTTTCTTTTTGTACTTATCTTCTAAAACAAAACAAATGTAAACGCAAGCTACAGCGGCCATAAGCGTTTTGCCAGACCGTCGCCCCAGAGCCCATGTTGCTTGTGTGTATCCACCCTTAAAGAAACTATCGAGAATCTCGGCTTGTTTTGGGTAGAGTTCCAGCTTCAGAGCGTGTTTTGCAAAATCACTACAAGAGAGCATGCATTACATATTGCTTCAGCGACAGCATAGGAGAAAGAAATCGCTTGGGCACTGAATAACAAGGTCGTCCCTTCACGTATTCTTTCACATATTCCTGTTTCATTGCTTCTTTGCCATGTATCCATCCATGCATTAGAACTTCCTTGTTTTCTACGGTTACGAGGACAAATGTCTTTTTGGGGCAGTCATCGAGTTGAACAAGGAGATCGTAATGATGACGCGCTCTGGTCTTCACGTCGATATTGGGCGGAAGGTCTGCACTCCCCCTTGTGGGGGTCAAGTCTTTATAGAGATGGTCTTGGAGGCCAAGATACGCTGCAACTGCCATCTCACCACCAGCGCCCAATTCGTGATACTTGGCGGCCAGCGCCCCCTGGGCCGGACCATTATTTCGTCCCGACAGCCCAAGACCTTCGTTCACTGATTGACGACGATGTGCTTCGGCTTTGATTGCAGCCTTGTGACTTGCCGCGAGGAAGATGCGCACGGCACTAAAGCTCTTCTCCATCGACACAACGTGTGATTACAGCGAAACATATCGCCTCCATAGAATAAAAGCAACCACCTTCTGGTGAAGGTTTAATTAAGGATTGACGATGGCTGAGATCACTGGTGGCGAGGTTCATCTCGGCCACAACGGCAATGGCGAAGTTCGCATTGACGGCCTGCAAAACGTGTTCACAGGGATGGGCACAACGCGGGACAAGACCACACGCACAACGGTGAATGCGATCAAATTTATGCCTAAGGAAGACCTAGAGGGTCTTTATGTGCATTGGTTGATGCGTCGCATTGTGGATCTCGTTGCAGACGAGGCCACTCGTCAAGGCTTTGAGATTTTGTTTGGTGGTGAGGGCGTGAATGCTCAGACGCTGTCAGGCGTTGAGCAAGCCATTGAGGATTTGGAGATTCTGCACAACTTCAATCACGCGGCGAAAACGTCTCGTCTCTACGGCGGCAGCGCAATCATCCTTTACATCGACGACGGTCGCCGTGCTTACGAGCCTGTTGACGTGGACAACATTCGTTCCGTGGAAGGCATGGAAGTGCTGGACCGTCATCAGATTGCTCCTGTCATTGACGAGGACAGTCTTTATGACTATTCCAAGCCAACGCACTATCAGATCATTTCTGGCGATCTGATCCAGCAGCCCAATCTTATTCGCATTCATAAGGATCGCATTTTGCGTTTCGACGGCATTTGGTTGCCGTATCGCGTGCGTCAGAAGAACTACGGCTGGGGCATGTCAGTGCTGCAGAGCGTGTATGAAAGCTTCAAGCATTACTACACAGGCACTTCGTCCATCGCCACTTTGCTCACTGAATTCGACATTTTCGTCCACAAGGTGAGGGGCTTAGCCTCGATGCTGGCTGCAGGCAAGGAAACGCAGGTCAAGAACCGCCTGGAACTGAATGACATGAGCAAAAGCATCTATCGCGGCTACGCGATTGATGCGGAGAAGGAAGAACTGGCATTTGTGAGCCGCCAGTTTGGCGGCGTGTCAGAAATCCTTGAGAAGCTTCGTTTGGATGTGATTGCAGCTTCTGGCATTCCTCACACCTTGCTGTTTGGCCAGTCACCATCTGGCCTGGGTGCCACTGGTCGTAGTGAAGAACGTGACTTCGCGAAGGTGTGTCATCACTATCAAGAACAAAACTTCCGTAAGCCTCTGATGAAGCTGATGCGGTATGTGATGTTT